TTGCAATTGCGACCAAAGTCCTAAAACTTTATCGGTTGCGCTATTAAAACTTGTGACTCCTTGAAACCTGGGCGCACCAGGAAAAATTCCAGAATTACAAATTCATACGGCGCGACCAATTCACTCATAGAGCACCTACACGGTCACAGTGTAGTAAAGATTATTTCGGCAGCAAGCTATCTCTAAAGCTATTTAGGGTGTCTGCCACACCTTTGCACAAAATGCTTCGGCAACTAAGTAGCTGCCGGTGAAGGAGGAGTAGGGTTAAGATAAATAGGGGGTAACCCAGTCCAAAAATAGACTTGAAAATCTTCTCCTGCAGCACAAAACGCATTGATATACGTCTCATTATTGCCACGCATGAAGATTTTGTAATCAAAACAATTCAAGTCAATATCCCCCAATGCCGCAGAGTAGTCTTCTCTCTTACCCGGCAAAAATCTCTGGTTGCTGTAATATGGCACCTCGAATTCAGTATTAGGATTAACATATCCATTAGTCATAGTCATCCCATAAGCCCCTCCAAGTGGTTTGTTTGTTGCCGGAAGTGACAAGCTAGCATCCAAAGCCCCTTGAAATGCCATCTGGCTTTCTGTAATAGGTGTGAAAGCTGCTGTACGACCATTCTGATAATAACGAGTGGAAATAATTCTCTGAACCTGAGTAATAGGCAATGAATCGTTAGCCATAAAACTCATGGGACATATTTTCCATCGAATAGAACCTCTATAACCAGAAAAAGCCAAAGTAACCCAATGCAACAACATAGTGTTACAATAATTGTAGGGTGTGGCTGATGACGTGGAATGCACAGCATTAGTTACATTCCCTCTCAAAAACGGAAACGCGGTTCTTCTACCATATAACACTCGTCGGTCAGAATTAAACGTCGCATTCAACATGGAATGTAATGCGTAACGCTTCAGCAATGGTCGAAAAGATTTAACAACTTCGCCAGTATAAACTTTATTCAAATCTTCATGGTTTGTCTTTCCAACCCCCAAAACGTCTGTCTCTCCCTCTTGTTGTGGAGGTGATGGTCCATGCGCAACCAATGCATCATTCATCTTGTTATCTTCAGTGCCTGATTGTGGTTCAAAACCGCCCTGGGGTCTGAAATCGTAATACTGAAATCTTTGTTCAGGAACAAAGACTTCATAATCATCTCCCATTGAAACAAATACGTTGACCTGGATGTCATGATTAGATGTTGTATCAGGTGTTGTAAGTTCGTTAACAACAAACAAACTCAATACACCATTACCAACTGCACTCAAACCAATTGGAACAGAGCCATACGTAGCAATCGTAGAACCACCTGGAGAAGAGGATGAAAGTAAAGGTTTTTCCTGTCCCACACCAACTTCTATTGTAAAATCCTGCTTTTCGGATATGTCAATAATTTCCATATAATTCGTGTTGTACTCATTAGAGGACACAAAATTAGGATCATAAACCACTTTCAATCTACCTTTATGAAAAGCAGAAGCAACCACTTGAAACCTGAACTTCATGGTGCCTGTCCAATACCTAAAAGGCACTGCTGTCATCGCACAAGCTGGCAAATAAATGGCATCACCGTCAAGACGCCACAATGATGGCATCACACGGGAATTCCACAATAAAGTTTCAGGAGCCGTTCCCATGTCCCAATCAAAAGTAGTTAGGTAAGATTCTCTCTTCGCAATCTGTTTTATATTCAAAGGATCACCAGGACCGATACCAGAAATTGTGGGATCGATCGTCAACTCCTGCTTATCATCAATTGTCAACTTTGCCGCACCATCTGGTACAGTTGTAGTGGCCAAAGATGAAATGGCAGTAGGTTTGTATGGATCAGGATCCTTCGTAACAGGAGGCCTAGAATAACCAAAAAGTTTTGCAGTAGCTGCTGTCAAACCTGCAACATTAGAAGTGGCCATTGCAAATGGACCAATGTAAGGAGCTTCTGATAATGTTGCCGCAATCTTGGAAACTGCAGTGGCAGGACCAGAAATAACACCCTTAGCATTAGCTTCATCAACTTCAGCACCAGATTGAGGTGTAATAGCGGCTATATCAAGAGAAGTAAGCATGTTCAATTGAACATCTTCCAACCAAGCAAACACCGTAATCGTGGCTTTGTCCGCAGCTCCATTGGCATGCCTCAAGTCATTAAGAGAAATGATGTGAATTCTCCCAAGATTTGTATATTCCAAAGAAGGCAAATTAACATTATTCTTCTCAAAGAAAAAAGGTAAACATAACTCGCCTCCCGTCGAGGTCGTAGGGTCCAAAAATACATGGGGCATTTGACTACCTTGCACTAAAGACGCAGTAGATCCCAAATTAGTGAAATCGTCTCTCGTGTGCATTGGGTGATATAATGCCATGGCTCTGCCATAATGAAAACTATTGCCATTGATGACAACCTTCACCCTCATACGTGCACGGAAAAGATTGTAATTTGTCATTCTATTTATAACCCTAGGATTAGTCAAAAACAATGTCCAAGGGTCAATAACAACGTTCAATGCAGAATTTGTGACCCACTCAGTTTCGGAAATCTTCAAAGGACGAGAAAAGAATGAACCCAAATCATCCCCCGTTGTGTCCTGCAAACTACGAGTAGGGTCCATTGTGCCCTTAACCGAATATAAATAAGGATCATCATTATCAGAAAAACCAACATTTTGATGCGTCTCATTTGCAACAATTTTCATTATCATGTTGTCATCCGTAGTCCCGGAATGAGGTTCAAATATAGTACACGCGCTCTCTGCGTCGCTCTCTATAATCCTCAGTTCATCTTCCATTCTATGAAGAATTGAAAGCTGAATTGCGCTAGCTCCGGGGTGCGTAGCGTCTTCCGCTTGCCCAAACGAAGTGGGAGCGTCGGGTGATACAACCTCCTTGATTTCACCCTTACCAAAAATACATACTAATTTCTTACAATTATTTTCTAAACATACTTCTTTAATACAATTACCAATCTATTTAAATACAACTGCAGGCCCGATTAAACCTACAGAGGCTCACATTTTGATATGGGATCCAATCCCACATCCTGTAAATACAGGTACCCTTTTTGTAGGGTATTTTTCACGTGCAAAGCATTCTAACAAAAATACAAAACATACAAAACATTTTCACTATATGTAACCATATACACATGTGCCTATTCAACTTTGGCTGCAGAGCAGCGACCCACATCGGCAAAACGGGGTATTCTGTGCCTTTACAATAGGCATGCACAGCGCCTGAATGTTCTTATAGATACTTGTCACGCCACATTTCAACACGTGTGTCGTAACTAGCATCCAATTCTTCGCAGAGGTGCCTCAAACCTGCACGCTCTGCTACTTCCATAAGTTGTTTGCGCCTCATCTCATATACCTCCTCACCGTGATTGAACCATTCTCGGCAAGCGGTATCTATATTCTTTGCACAAGCTACTCGTTCAGAATCTGCACTATCTCTATCACGCAAGTAATAATGGAGACTTTTGAAACACGATTGGTCTACCAAAGCTCCAATATGCACACCAAGTTTTGGGTGAAATACACTCACGCGCTTTAAAAATTCAAATTCCTCTGGTGGCAAAAAGTCCACCAACTCACTCTCCTTGTCAGGCATAGTGTACACCTGACCATGGGCTTCCAAAAATTCTGAAGCACCCTTGATTGTGAAATCCTTAATATCGGTTCGAACTGAGCCAATATTATCATCCCCATATGTCATCAATTTGACACAATCACGAAATGACAAACACTTGCCATCGCGTGGCATGTGCTTACTATAGAAGTAGCATCGCAAATTCAAACTACCACAAATGCCATTCAAAATAACAGTTAGGGAATTTCCAGAAATATGCGAGCCCGAGTTCAAACTGATCAAATCACCATTAAATGCTATGACTGCATACACTAGATCGCCAGCCATTGTCTCCATTATACCAAGGTCCTCTTCAGTGTAATCACAACATCGCGCAAAATCAATCAAAATGCGCAACGCTGCCAATAACAATTGTGAGGGCAATTTTTGATCGTATTTACCATAATCTCCACCAATTAATCTATGTTCGCCAAAAGTGAATATGTGCTCATGCAACTCATTCCACTCAGGACCAAAACTATTCACGCCAACGGCGCACTCGGAAATCTTGGGGTAAAACTGTAAGACTCGTAACAATGGCAAAAAGTACTTACGCACCAAAAATGTCAAGGCGACAGGATTGCTATAAAATATTCGACATTTTCTTTTATCAAGAACTTCA